AGGTAATTGTAGTTGTGACGTAACGTAACTATAGACAAAGGGGTTGTGAACAGGACAGCGTGGGGGAAAAGAAAAGGGGGCTAAAGTGAAGAGGAACCTGCAAGGAGTAAGAAAACTTACACCGAAACAGACAGCGTTGGTTGATACGATAGTAGCAAAAGGTTGCACAATTACACAGGCCGCGCCACTTGCTGGATATGCAGAGGGGGAGTCTGGAAGAGTTACTGCAAGCAAAGCCTTAAAGCAACCGCATGTGCAACAATACCTGATGGAAAGAATGAATGAAGAGTTTGGACTGAGTGCTACAGTAGCCGCAGGACAGCTTAGAAGGTTAGTAACAGGTGCTAAGAGTGAGTATGTGCAGTTAGAGGCGGCTAAGGATTTGTTAGATAGAGCAGGGTACAAGCCGATAGATAGATCGCAGGTGCAAGTGGCTGGTGACATACGAGTACAGATAGATCTAGGTTAGTTCTGCCAATTAGTGTGTGGCTTGCCGCTGTGTATGGCTAGGGGGGGCCAAAACTTGCTTTACTTACGTGTTAGGTTCTCTCTCCCTCGGATTATTTCTCTCCAAGGTTCGTTTTTCTTTTCACATTTATTTTTTTATGCTAAGGGATATTTATGAGATATAAAAAGTTACCAGAACCAACGCCTGAGAATGGCGACAATACATTGGCAAAAGAGAAGTTAAAGAGTACGGGCTATGCCAGCGAAGAAGTATCAGAATCCTAAAGGCGGTTTAAATGCTGCTGGTCGTGCTTATTTCAAGCGAACAGAAGGTGCTAATCTAAAGCCGCCTGTTAAATCTAAACCAAAGGCTGGCTCGAAGAAGATGGGCCGCAAGGTTTCTTTTGCTGCTAGGTTTGCTGGAATGAAAGGCCCGATGAAAGATGAGAAGGGCAGACCAACGCGTAAAGCTTTAGCATTAAAGGCTTGGGGCTTTGGAAGTGAGCAGTCTGCTAGAAACTTTGCTAAGAGGCATAGAAAGACATAATGCCTAGTTCTAAGGATTACATAAGGGATTACTCTTCTAAGGGTGAGGGCAAATACGATAAGTCGCCCAAGAGAATAAAAGACAACCGCGCCAGAAAGAGGGCGCGTTATTTGTTAGAGCAGTCTGGTAAGGCATCGAGGAATGATGGCAAGGACGTAGATCACAAGAACGGCAACCCTAGAGACAACAGTAAGAATAATTTGCGTTTAGTTGGTAGGGCGCGTAATAGATCTATTAAGAGAAACAGAAAAGCAGGAAAGGCATAGCTATGTGTTTTGGTGGACAGAGCGCTCAATCTATTTACGAAGAGACTAAACCTCCGACACCTCCTTTACCTTCATTGAGTATGGATAGTGTAGACAACCCCCCTTCACAATATAAGAATGTGCCAAAACCGCAGAAGGGTAAAACACAACGGACTTCCCTCCTCAGCAACCAGACGTCTGCGATGGGATATTAATATGACACAGAAAAGAATTACATTACTCAAAAAAGAAATAAACACTCTTGAGGATGAGTTAAAATCTCTTGGCCCCAAACCTACTAGCCTTTTTAAACAAATTAAACAGGGCGTAAGAGTTGCTCTTACTGGATCAAGTAGAAAAGTAAGTGGTAAATCTAATCCTAAAAAACAAAAAATTATCGACGCTATAAAACGAAAACAGGAGCAGCTTAATAAACTTGAGGATAAGTTGCCTCAGCCTAAGAAGGGAGACCCTGATTTCCCATGAGTACAGTTAATAAAGCAGGTAATTATACAAAGCCCAAAATGAGAAAGACTTTGTTTCAAAGAATAAAAGCAAGTGCTGTACAAGGTACGGCTGCTGGTCAATGGTCTGCTCGAAAGGCACAGTTACTTGCTAAAAGGTATAAAGCTGCTGGTGGTGGATATAGATGAAAGCTTCCCAAAAATCTTTATTTAACTGGGGAAAGCAAAAATGGCGCACTAAGTCTGGGAAAAAGTCTAGTGAAACTGGTGAACGGTACTTACCTAGCAAGGCTATTTCTGCTCTTAGTTCTGCTGAATATGCAGCTACAACCAGAGCTAAACGAAAGGGTAAGGCTTCGGGTAAGCAATTTGTGGCTCAACCGAAAGCGATTGCTAGGAAAATAAAACCATATAGGAAAGGATAAAAAATGCCTATGGGAAAAGGAACCTACGGTTCTCAAGTTGGAAGACCTAAGAAAAAGAAATCAATGTTAAAAGGTAAACAAAAAAGTCTACCGCCAGCACTTAAGAAAAAAATTATGGCTTCAAAGGGAAAGTAAATGGCTTGGTATATAAGATCAACTGGTCAGCTTTGGATTGGTGAAACACATGAACTTCATGGTTTTACTTGGACAGAAAAAAATCATATGAGTGATTCTGTTAAACTTGAGCAAGGAAGAGATCCAGTAAAAGCCAGAAGCAAAAAGGGAACTTTTAAACCTGATGATCTTTCTACGCCTAACGTAGATGAATCAAAGGTAAAACCCAAGAAGACTAAGGGATGAGTTTTGTCGATATGCTCAAACCAGAAGAGCTTACTATGCTTCGAGGAATAGTTAAAGAAGTACACTTTAAACACTTCGACCAAAAGCATGGTAAGTCTTTTGTTACAAATACAATGATTGATGGTGTTATAGATAACATTGGCCCTGATGTTGCTGAGGCAATGATAAAGGCTGGAGTTGATAAAGGCTTACGTTAATGGATTTAACAGAAGTTGAAAAAGGTGTTTTAAGTGTAATGGTTCAATATGGGCCTAGTTGGTTTTTTAGAGCTATAGATCCCACAACTCCGACATTAGACGGTAAAACAATATTTAGTCAGACCCACGAGTCAGATGGTAAAAATTTTTTAGTTCCAACTATTAGAATGAAAAATGGAAAGTTAAAAGATTATGACAACGCTGCATTCGAAGAGGCAATAAATAATCAGGACTATGTTATTTTACCTGACGATGTAGACCCTGATAAATTCTCAAAGACGTTAAGTAATGTAATAGATAAGTTTAGAAAAAGACCTGTTGATGTCCGTTGATTTTTCATACAAGCCTGATGGCGAAATAATAAAAACTTTTATGAAAGACACTAAATTTTTTCGTGGTATAAGAGGGCCAGTAGGTTCTGGCAAATCAGTGGGGTGTTGCGTTGAGGTATTTCGTAGAGCTTTGGAACAAGAAAAAAGCCCAGACGGAATTAGAAAATCCCGATGGGCTATTATACGAAACACAAACCCACAGTTACGAACTACAACTATTAAGACATGGCTTGACTGGTTCCCAGAGAGCAACTGGGGAAAGTTCACTTGGTCTGTTCCCTATACCCACAACATTAAAAAAGGCGAAGTAGAGCTTGAAGTAATATTTCTAGCACTTGATAGGCCAGAAGATGTTAAGAAACTTCTTTCTCTTGAGCTTACTGGTGTGTGGATTAATGAAGCTAGAGAAATTCCTAAGTCTATTATTGACGCTTGTACTATGCGCGTTGGTCGCTATCCTTCTATGCGTGATGGTGGGCCAAGTTGGACAGGTGTAATTGCAGACACTAATGCGCCAGAAGAAGACCACTGGTGGCCCATTATGTCTGGTGAAGTTCCAATCCCTGATCATATTCCTAGAGAACAAGCAAGGATGTTAGTAAAGCCTGACAACTGGCAGTTTTTTGTTCAGCCTCCAGCTATGCTTGAAGAAAAATATGAAGATGGGGAAATTAAAGATTATAAAGACAACCCAAAAGCAGAAAACAAAAAGAACATGCTTAAATCTTATTATAACAATTTAATAAGAGGTAAGACTAAAAGTTGGATAGATGTTTATGTAATGAATAAACTTGGCTCTATTAAAGATGGTAAACCAATATATCCAATGTTTGCTCCTGAGGTTCATGCAGCAAAAGAAGAAATAGCAATAGCAGCTAATATACCTGTGTATGTTGGGCTTGATTTTGGCCTTACTCCAGCAGCTACTATTGGTCAAAAGGTTCGAGGACGTTGGTTTATTCAACAAGAAATTGTCGCTGTCGATATGGGGATAGTTCGTTTTGCAGAAGTCTTAAGACAAGAACTGGCGACAAGGTTCTCCGCAGCATCAGAAGTTATTATTTTTGGTGATCCTGCTGGAGATTTTAGAGCGCAGACAGATGAATCAACTCCCTTTCATATTCTGCGCGGTGCTGGCTTGAGGGCGTTCCCTGCGCCTTCCAACTCTGTTGACCTTCGCCTCGAGGCTGTCTCTTCCCAGTTGACCAAGATGGTAGAAGGTAAGCCAGCATTTTTAGTTGACAGGCGTTGCGCTCAACTGATTAAAGGATTTGAGGGCGGCTATCAGTATAGACGCATGGAAGTATCGGGCGAAAGGTATTCAGACAAGCCTGATAAAAACATGTTTTCTCATATTCATGATGCCCTTCAATATATGTTACTAGGTGCTGGAGAGGGCAGAGCGTTGATGAATACACAAAAACCTGCTATGCCGATCGTAGCATCAAGAAATTTTGATGTTTTTAGTAAAAGGCGCACGCCAGCCCGAAAACAAAATTTATGGCAAAGGATGTAATTATGTGTTTTGGACCTTCGAGAGCAGAAAAGCAAGCAGCGGCTGATCAGCGTATTGCAGCAGACTCAAAGAAACAAGAAGAGATAGATAAAAAAGCCAACAAGAAAAAAGAAGATATTGCTGATGCAATAACTGCATCACAAGCATCATCCAAAAAAGGCTCTGGTAGAGGTGGTAGTTCATCTACAAGTACTAAATCAAAGTACGGAAGAGAGTCATTGTTTAAAAGTGCACAAGGTTTTTTAGGAAGATATGAATAATGAACCCAATAGCAAAAGAAAAACTAAAGCGATACGCAAAAGCAA